AGTGAATTCAAAAATAGTTCTATTGATACATATAAAAAAGCTGGTATAAAATTAGATTTAGAAGAAAAGAAAGCAAAAAAAATTGATTCATCTGATAGAACAACAATTGATATGGAATATAATATGGTTGTTGATAATTTTTTAAATATAATGTCAAATAGTAATGAAATGTATCAAACAAAAGAATATGATTATTTAACAAATTTAGACAATTTAGGTGATGATGATAATGATATGTTAACTTTAAAGAGAGAATCAATAAAAAATTATAAAATACCTTTAGAATTACTATGCAAAACAAATATATTTGATTATTCTAGAAATACTAAAAATATTTGTAAACAATTAATGCATGCTTTTTCTTTAAATTCTTCTGCTGATAGTTTTTATATATTGAATTCAGGTATAAAAAATTATATTGTGATTGTTGCAATGAATTATACTAGTGTTATTAGTAATGATACAGGCAAATCATTCATGTGTATTTTAAAAACTAAAAATCCTGACAGATACACTGATGGATTTTATGGTAAAGTTAGAAAATATAAAATTGGTGATACTGAATTTTATTATGTTGTTACAAATTGGAGAAAAATATCATTAACAAAAATAACACATATGTGTGATGTTCATACATCTGTATTATCATCTACTATGAATACAATTTTATCATCACCAACACCAATAGATTATTTAGTAGAAAAGAAAATAGCAAGAATATATGCTTTAAGATGTTTAATTGGTTACTCCACAAATCAAAAAATTTCAGAATTATTAATGGATAATAGGTATTGTTATATGTCTGCTTTATCTATTTATACAAACATAGATAAACTATTAATTGAAAAATTTGGACCACCATTTGGAACTGCTTTAGAAGTTTGGATTGTAAATAGATTATTGGAAAGATTACCATTATTAAATAAATCTGTTAGAAGTGGTGGTATTGTTACTAAAAAATTTAAATTAGATGTAAATATTAGAGATATTAATTCTATTGGTGGTGATGTTAGATTACCTTCATTGTGGAGTGATAATATATTATTAGATATTACTGAATTATTAGATGAAGCATTTATATATGTTCATACAATGAAAGAACCTTCAAATATCTATCATGAAAATGTTAAGGCCCTGAAAGTTATTATACAATATCAAAATGAATATGATAATTTACCATTGAATATAAAAACAGGTTCTATTTCAACTGTGGATGAATTTCGATATTTCTTAGAATATAATACCAAAATAGGATGTTCATCAGCGATTATAAATAATTCAACAAAGTACACTATCAAAACTGAAAATCCAGATTTTAAAAAAATAACAAATTTTTTAAATGATGAATCTATAGGTGAGTTATTATCTACAAAGGCAGTTATTTCAGATGTTGACAGAGAAATGAAAAAAGTTACAGATGATAATTTAAGAGATATAAAAAAATATAAAAATAGATACACAAGTGTTTATGGCAAGAAACCTGAAGATACTGAATTAATAAATAAATATTTTTTACAAACAAATAGTACCTTTTATAGTAAATATAAACCAAGACAAAGAGTTTTTGAAACAATATCCCAAGGAATAGATGATAATAAAGATTTATCTAAGACAGTTCATTGGGCTAATAATTTTATTAAAAATGAAAAAGGTAAAGTAATTGCTGATATATGTATAAAATCTCAATATGGCAGCAAAAGAGAATTTTATGTTATTAATATTGGTGCCAAAACACTTGCAAGAATATGTGAAAATTTTTTTAAAAAAATATGTGAAAACTCTGATCATGAAGCCATATCAATACCTGGTGATAAAAAAATAATTGAAATGCAATCAATGTTAGATAGATTATATTATAATTCAAGTGTTAGTAAGACTCATAGATTAATGTATGTAAATGGGGATTGTACAAAATGGTCAGCTGCTGAAACAATGACATCATTTATATCGATGATATATGCAATGAAAGATAATATCACTGAAAAATTATATAATTTATTATTAGCAACTTTTAATGCATGGTCTGATAAATATATACAAATACCAATGGATGTGTATAATAAAATATTACCAAATGAAGAATACCATACCGAATTTATGTTAAATCAAAATGTTAAAGAAACAGGTATGTATCATAGTACTCAAAACTTTTTACAAGGCATGTTTAATTATTCTTCATCTTATAAAGCTGTTTGTTGTACGACATATACATATTATATATGGAAAAAAATATATCCTGAGAGTACATTATTAGTAGAACATATGGAACATTCAGACGATTATGTATTAATTGTATTATGTACTAATATAACTGAGTTTGAAAGATTTAGAATATTACATAAAATGATGATGAGATTACATGGTTACAATGATAGTGATAGAAAAACAAATTGTCAACCTTTTCTCATGGAATTTGTGTCTCAAATGTCATTTAATGGTGTCATGCTATATCCACAAATAAAAAAGTCAAAAGAAATAAACTTAAATTTACCATGTTTAAATTATAAACAAGATATTGAAGCTGCAATGTCAAGAACAGGTGAATGTGCTAGAGTTGGTTGTAATCAAAGTTTTTTATATTTTTTCCAAAGATATCATACATATATTGTATCGGAAGCTTATTCATTATTACCTGGCATGTTAAATAATAAAGATTTAACATTTGAAGAATTACATAATATACCAGTTGAATTATTTGGTCTACCTGATATGTTACCTATATTTTCTTTATATTGTAGAGGTAATGGTAATAATTACAGATTATTCAAATATTCAGAAACAGCAAAAAAATTAATATTATTTTTATATTATAAACAATTAACTGATCAAAATAGTGTAACTGCAGATGAAGATGTTGATTATAAATTTAGTATATACTCACCTAAATTTAATTATGAATTATTAAATAATACTGTTAAAAATATTAGAAACAAAATAAAACTTACAAGGACTGATTTGGCAAAATATTGGGAAGAAAATATTTCGTATAAATTATTAAAACCAATAAATATTGAAAAATTATTAATGTGGACTAAAGTAATGTTTTACAATAATACATTTATAGAAGCTTATAATTCTGTAAGTAGAACAAAAATGACAATGAGATTA